TCACTACTCGGAAGTTCATCGGCCTCTTTGTCTCTTCACCTATAAGGAGGTCTACCTTAGGCCTAATTATATTGAAGTCTTGCGGAGTAGCTGGGAAACCGTCATCAACTTTAAATGGATTCGTAATCCTTTTGAAGTCTTTTTCATCAAATATTGAATTATAAAGGTTATAATAGCTCTATACTTCTCCAAATCTGGTATTTGCACCGCCAGAAGTAATGTTACCCTCTCCAATAATATAGTTAACACAATCGTGCTACCACTTCTCATCCTTCTTTTTTAAAGGAAGTTTCTACTGAGGGAAACTTGAATTGTATAAATTATCTTCTATTTTAACCATTGTGTTAACTTATATTAAGATTCTACATAGTCTTGTACAGTCCAACCAGATGGTATACCTGATGTAGTAGTTTGCCAATTAGTTTTTAACGGAGATTTCTTAAATGTACCTATAGATGATGTATTTAAAAGCCAGTTTGTACAAGCATCAGTATTATCTGTCTTAAGACATGTAACTTCTGTTAAATTTCCATTTCCTTTAAACATTTCGTCATAACAACCAGATGCTGTAGTTGCACAACGTAATATTGGTGATTTAGTCATCTTAGGTGTTGTAATCTTATTATTTCTATCCATGCAAAACATACGTTTACAACATTGTCTTGACATGTTGACCAAATTAATTTCTGGAGCAACTTCAAGGTTGATACATCCCTCAAACATTGAACTATAACAGTCTATAGCAGATTGTGTAGCAGGTAATTGTGGAGCCGTAGTAAGATTTATACATCCTCTAAACATACCATTATAAGAACTCTCACGTAATGTCAATGCTGGAAGAATTAGATTACTTGCATCAACAAGATATGTTGTTCTTAATAATCCAGCACAATTATGCGTTGAACCACTATTGAATTCACAGCTTGTCTTGAAGTTATCCCCATTAAACAATGACATTATATTACCATATACTTTAAATTGTTTAGTTGCATTAAAATAATTATAATTATCCCAAGTGGTTGCAAGTTTTGCGTTAGTTCCTTTGAATATTATCTTTTGCCCTGTATTAATTGTTCCAAATGATGCATTACTTGATATTGTTGCAGTTGTCCATGTTTCTCCATCATCTAATGAATAACTTAATATTGGACTACCTGCACCATTTCCCTATTTTTGCATCTTAATTTCATTACTATCTTGCAATGATTCTATAGTGAAGTAATCCTAAGAATAATCGTGCTGCTACTAACCACCGCCGGCTGGCCAAATTTTCGTACTACCTATATACATTGCAACAGCTTCGGTAGTACCTAACATTACTTTACTAGCTGCTGCTATTTCAGTACTTGTCATGATGCTGCTGTTATTATATAAATAGTATCTGAGTCTGGAGTAAGTAAATCATATTGGGCTTGTGTACCACTCCATAATTTAGCATATCCAGATAAACTCTAATGTGCAGTTAAGTATGTATTAGTATCTACTGTACCATCGTTCTTAAGTAATCCTGTAGTCTAATTTTTCTATACATAATCAGTTAAACTTTGGTGGGATGTAAGATACGTGTTAGTATCGATTGTTCCATCGTTTTTTAATAAACCTACAGTTTGGCTTTTCTATACGTAATCTGTTAAGCTCTAATGCGATGTAAGATATCCAGCATCGTTTGTAAATGAACTTACGTTAGTAGGCACTGTTGGAATAGTAGGTTTATTTTTTATGTAATCAACAGAAGTATTATCTGTCTGATTCCAATCTGCTTGTAACTAACCTGCTACAGAACCATCTTGACCCGCAGGCCCTTGCGCATGAACTCCAGTATCAATAGATCCTATAAACCAGTTACCTGTGGTGGAATCGATATGTGGAGTAACACCATCACTTCCGTTCGTTCCATTTGTGCCGTTAGACCCATTCTATCCATCTACACCGTCATTTATAGTAGCAATAGATATACCATCTACAGATATTGTAGTAACACTTCCACTCTTAGATGCTGTTACTATAGGACTATGACCATCCTAACCTGCAGGTCCGGTCTCTCCCTAAATACCTTGAATTCCTTGAGGACCCTGAGAACCAGTATCACCTTTCTCACCTTGTATACCTTGAACGCCCTATTCTCCCTGCGGACCCTATACACCTTGAATACCCTAAGGGCCTCTTAATGATTCTAGTTGTTCAATTGTGAAATCATTATATGTAAATGAATCTCCCTTAGGACCCTATATACCCTGAGGTCCTTGTATACCTTGTGGGCCCCTCAAACCTTCCAATTGTTGAGGAGTAAAATCCTCATATGTAAAAGGATCGCCCTTTTCTCCTTGTATTCCCTATATACCTTGTATGCCCTGTTCTCCTTGTGGACCTTGAATACCTCTTTCTCCAATAGGACCTCTGTCGCCTTTTTCTCCCTATGGTCCCTATATTCCAGGGTCGCCTTTATCACCTTTAGGTCCTTGTGGACCTCTAGGACCTTGTGGTCCTCCAGCATAGTAACGTTTTACAATTTTTAATTCATCCATTGTTAAAAACTAAATGTTGGTATATCGTCTTGTATACCATCATCAGTCTCCCAATACTTTTGACTGAACAACGGCAATTCAAAGAGCTCAACCTGTTTATTTTCTTCTTTGTTTGCAGCTACCTTTATCTAGAATAACTCTTCTCTGTATATCATTGTCATACATAGAGCTATGACACGGTCTACGTTTTTCACACCATCTGTCTATATTAATTCTTCTAGTAATGGTTCGCTGTATATTCTCTCTAGATTAGGATGCCCTGGTTCATATTCTTCCATTAGCCATTCTAATATTAAACCTTCTCCATATGCCCTAATCTATTTTGTCATGTGACAGCCTTTTCGGCGCTGTACTTTACTATCTTTAAAGATCTCCGTAATAATCTTATCTGGCTAATCAGCTAACATGTAATCGCAATGCTTGTTTGTGAAGTAAGGGTAAATACCCTTACGTTCATTCTCAAACAAAAGCCTAGCATTATAGAATGTTAATAATTTTCTAACATTCTCGTAATATTCTTCCGCAGTGCTAGGTCTGCCTGTATACTCTGCGACGATTACGTCGTTCCACGCTTCTCCTGCTCTAACGCGTTTAAAAATAAACGTCGATCCTAGGGAGTTAGTGAACGACTCGTCGTGATCATACGGGTCGCAACCGCCAATGTATAATCCAAATGGGGGATCTGGGATTGGGTATTCCCATATGACTACTGATCCTTCTGGTTTGTCATCTTTTTTTAAAGGGTATGTAGTTATATCGCCAGATTTCTTTTCCGTAGCTCTAATTTGACCATTATCCCAAGCCAAATCTACTATATGTTTCATATTCTACAATTTGACATTGGTTCTTATTTTAGTAAGTTGATCCATTAAGAGCTTCTTTGGAAATATATTCTTTCCTAATTCTAAGCACGCTTCTGCAGGTTTCATAGGACGTTCAGATATAAATCTATCTATAGCTTCCTATGAAGCGCCACCTTCACGCACTTTGTTTCTTTCTTCTATTAATCTTTTTGCAGCTTCTTCTTGGTAACTATTACCAAACTAGTCCATATACTTTCCATCTTCACTTTCGAGATTCCAGTATGATGGAGCAAAGAAACCACATTTAGTATTCTCTGCATTATCATCCCATATATTAGGAAAACCTAATACGTTGAATGCATCAGGATGATAAAACATATTCTTTAGACCGTCAAACGCTGCTCCTTCAGTACCACCTGTACCAAATGCTATAAGTAGTCCGAATGCAACACCATCGTCAGTCTCTACTGCAGGACGTTCAATCTGCCAAGCTGTTTCAAGTCCTGGGAACTTACCGCCCTCCTCGAACAACACTAGCTTGCCACGAGTACCACGAAGACGCTCAGGGTCATTCTTAAGTGTTATTCCTGTAATAGCAGACATATAGCCTTGTTCAGTTTCTTTACCAAACTCATCTTTAACTTTAAAACCAGCAACACGTTCCATACGTGTGGCAGTTAAACGTTGTTTAGACCAGTCGGTATTCTTATCAACAAAGTCCATTATCTGCCAAGCTTTAGTAAGTATGCCGTCACCAACCAAGAACTTCTGTTCAGATGCTACTGCGAAGTTTTTAGATCCTGGTATAAGTTCATAGTTTCTTACTAACATCGAAGCTCCTTTAAACGAGTAACCACGTTGGCGGCACTTTAATACCGCCATGTGTTTACCCAGTGTTTCTGCTTCTTCTATTGCATTAAAGTAATAATAATCACCATCCCAAAATGAAGGGAAGTCGAATACACGCTCTCGCTTTGTACGAGATACTCCGTATCTATCTACGTATTGTGTTTCCTTAAGCTTCATTATGGGACAGTAATTAAGGTAGAAGTAATGGTATCCAGTAATAGCGTCTCCATCAGGAGCTACATATCCATTAAGACATCTTTCTGTCTCTCTATCCCAATATGAATTGTAATCTGTAGTTCCTCTAGGAGCAAGTGTATAACAATTATGCTCTTTGAAGAATATAGCTGCTTGACGGAATTTTTCAGAATTTATAATCTTTTTATTAAAGTCTACCATTATATATTATTATGATTCTACTTCTTTTTTATTATATTCCATTAACGAACTTATAAACATTGGGGTAAGAGAAGCCTGCATCTAATTTAATAAGATGTTATATTCCTCATCTGTATATTCTTCCTCACCTTTTGTATTATATATTTTTAAAGCTAGCGCATGGCAAGCAATACCAGAACCATTGTTATAAAGTACGTTAGCTAACTCATCTTTTACATTTGCCTCGATACATTTTGTATGTGATATATCGGTATAAATGTTAAACTTAGTAAAATCTATTTTCATAATATTATATTATTTATTATACTGCTACTAATATACCAGCAGCTGCTGCAGCAGTTACGTCTAACTAATATCCTCCTATATACAATCTCTCGAATGTTGCATATCCTTCTTTTGAAATTTTTGCTACAGTTATCAAAGTTGGAGTTGACCCAGTTTGAGCAGAATATGGAGCTGGTCCTGTTATAATAAACCCATTATTATTTATTGTTATAGCACAATCAGCATTTACTGTAGACTGATTCATCATTTCCACACTCTACCCATAAGAGTATTGAATTTTACTCGAACCTATATACGATCCGTATCCTCCAGAAAGAACCTACAGTTTATCGCTATCCATAGAAGCAGAACTTGAAGATCCTGTAATAGAAATGCTACTAGAGGTCATTTGAGAAGAATATGAAGATCCTGAAAAATTAATTCCACTAGGTTTTATAGATACCACATTTACAGTACGATCTTGAAGTGTGGTGCCTCCTGTCTTTCTAAGAATATAAATCTCTGTTTCAGTGAGATTATTTTTATCTAAATTATCTATATAAAACTAATTGTTACATAAATAATCTCCAAGTCCGTCGTTAAATATCATTTTTGGACGAATATTTATACTTGCTGCACGAAGATAGTTTGTTACAATTCCTCCGCTCCATACATTTGAATTTACTGTACCGTTACATCTAATACCGTCTGTTCCAACATAAACTCCACCGTTAGTCGTATCTGAAAGAGACGTTGTTCCGTTGTATATACTAGAACTAGTTATATTAAAACCACCAATCTTACCTGCAATGGTTTCCATAGATCCATCAGACTTGATCTTAAAGTTATTGTTTGCCGTTACAAGTCCTTCAAGAATTATTTGATTTGCACTAATTGTTGCAGCGCTTATGCCATTTGTTACCGCAGTCTCAATGTTAGCTTTTACTGAAGACCCATTCTGCGCAACTAATGTAGCTACTGCAGAATCAAGATCAGTTTTTGCCACAAATCCAGCTGAAACATCTGCTGTACTAGCCAATCCAGAAATTTGAGAAGTATGGTCGTCGACTAATGTTTTAAGAGAGGCTATAGATATAAAATTATTATTAGTATCTTTTGCACCAATTGCAGAATATATTTCGCTCTTAGCTGAAGCAATATCTGCAGATGTAGTAAATCCTGCTAACTTATTAGCTACAACTGTAGCAAGATCCGCAGTAGAACTAGATCCAGTTACACCGAGTATAAGATCAGCTACATTCTGAGTAGTAGTACTAGACTCTTGTTCAACGGCATTAAGTCTAGCAGACATACCAGCTAAGCCATTATCACTTGAAGATTGCAAAAGCATTGTTGCGATAGTATCTCCAACTTTAGATGCTACTTCTGTTTGTGCTACAAAATCTCCATTAGCAACTTTATTTACTTGAGTACGTATATCAGAAATAGCAGACATAAAATTGTTCTTCGCCATAGAGGACATTTCCGAAAACGTTGTTTCTTCTGAAGCAGAACTTTCAAGTCCAGAATACATCCATGCGAGTAACTTCTATACGTTGTCTACTTTTTCATTACTTGCGTATGTTGTACCAAGTTGAAGAGATGCAATCTTACCATTTATAAGCTATTGAATAGATGTTGTTAATGTTTGAGTTAGGTTTCCATTTACAGTAAGATTGTTTACAGAACTTTCTACACTATTTATCTGTTGTTGTAACTTAGACCACTGGGTTACTTTTTGATTACTGCCGTCTGTCGTCCAATAGCCTACTGTTTGCAAATAAGCCTCTATATCTTGATTCCATCCAGAATCCCATTGTGTTACACCTTGTGGAAAATTATCTTGAAGCCATTGTGCATCTATCATCAATTGTTCAACCTTGTTTTGTATATTAGCATCGCGGTCTTCTATTTCCTAATCTAAAGTATTTCCTATATTAGTGACAAGTGTGTTGAACTAATCCATCCTAGCAACAGCCTGAATGATGTCAGCCTTTATGTTAGTAATCTCATCGCTGATCCAAGAATCGTCATATAGAGTATCTATAAGTTCGTGGAACTCTTGCACGCTAGTACCACCATATTTCTTTCCTCCTTTATATATAGCTTTTTGAGCATCAGCAAATACAATGGTTCTTTCTGATATCTATCCTTGATTTAATTGGTTGGAATATTCCTCAAATGTCAGCGAGCTGGGAAAATAAAAAATAGTATTTATATCCATTGTTATTATTAATTATTATCTAGGTATTTCGTATCTTCCAATTATACCTCCACCTTTAACTCTACCAGCCTCGGCTTGTTCAGACCTTGCTTGTTTTACAGCTATATCTAGGGACTTGATAATGTTTCCTACATCCTTAAGAATTCTAGTTACCTTAATAGCAGTATCAATGTCCATCGAAGTCCTTGAATAATCATCTAGAGCTTTAATAAGACCTTCTGCTGCTGTCTATGATGCTGCAAGCAACCTAGTGCCAGGTGTCTCCTAGAACTCTATAAAACGACGTTCGAGGGTTTTAACGTCTTCAGTGGGTATGTAATTCTCATCTCCGAATATATCTTTAGCTACTATTTTAGCCCTGTTGTCTATAGGGTAAGCTTCATATGGAGTATTCCATTTGTTTAGCCAAACAATATATTCTATCTCCTTCAATGCCAAGGACTTATCTTTAGCTCTGTTATAATGATCTTTAAACGGAGGTACAGCTAAGTCCTCAGTATTGAGAGATATTTTATCGCCTTTTATATCGAACATAAACTTTATGTTAAATACAATCGTAGCACTTTTCCTATCATCTTATACATTCTATGTACTAGATGACCAATGAGATATGCGGCGGTTTCTGATGTTTCATCTATACCGTAGTATTGACATATGTGTGATTGTACATGTTTAGCTTCGTGTACAACAGTATCTACAAACTAACCTATATTACTTGAGTGACCTATGCACACAAATGTCATTTTATAATCTGTATTAGTATAAGTAAATCCTGTATTCTCTTTACGCAGCGTAACAGTAGCGGCATGTATATCCTCATCAGTACAATCTAACGACTCTAATGAGTTTATTACAGATGCCATATCTTCTTCACCTACATTATAGTAAACCAACACACCCCAATCTCTGTCTCCTAATTGTATGTATTGTGTTATCATATTAATTTGTGAGTGAGGTTTCGTTACGTCTTAAAAATGAATCTAATCTTGAGATAACATCCTGTAAACTATCCATTCTAGTATTGAGTTCAGTTATAGCCTCATCTCTTTCCTATTCTTTGGCATATACAGGATTAAGTTCTTTTAGTATCTTCTTATATACTTCAGCATCTTCTTTATACTTATCCATGTTATCTAATTTAGTAGTTACATCCTATAACAGAGCATCTACTTCTGATATCATAGCTTCTTTATTCTCACTAAGAGTATAATCTCCATAAGTATGTACACTGAGGTTGCTAGGTACTACAAACTCTTTAGTATCATTATCTATGCGTGTTTTGATATCTACAACCATCTACATGTTAGTACCTAAACTAACTTGCGGGTTGTACGTTGGATACATCGGTCTTGGCATAGATACATTCTCAATATACCCTAGTTTTACTTCAGGGTCGCTAGTTCTATCTAATACATAAATAGACTAGCCTTTTCTCAACGTTGAAAACATATTCTTTAACTTAAAGTGCGGTCATAGGGGCCGTAGCCCCTACTCGCACATATTATTATACCAAGCGACGACGCATACGCATAGCACGACGTCTGTGAGACATGCGTCTATTCAGCATAGCCTCTTCGTCCTCATCGTCACCTACGCCATACTGTTCGTCATGGCGATAATCTTCTTTATAGCCAGAAACTCCACGGAATTTCATATCCTTTTCGTCCTCGCTATCTTTATCTTCTTTTATTGATTCATAGCAATCGTACATTGCATTCTCAAGCTCGCAAAGAGTAAGCTTAGTCTTCTTAGCATTCAGCTTAGCTTCGTCAAGCAGATCAAACGCTGTATCATATAATGAATCGCGCATTTCAATCATAACCATAATTCAAAAATGTTTAATGTTAATATTAAGCTGCTATTACAGAAGTAATTTGTAATATGCCATTAAAGCGGTCGTTAAAAACCGTAATAATACCTGTGCCCGTTAAATTGGCAGCGGTTACAGGGGTTCCATCAAAGAAAGTAAGCGCCCTAGCTGTACCATTCAGCGTAAGAGTTACAGGTAACGTACCTGTAGTACCTTCTGGTATGGCATCCTAGATACGAACTGTAAAGTAACCTACAGGTTGCATACGGCGGAAACCTAAAGCAAAGTCTACCGCTGTATCAGTTACAGTTACGTTAGTTGTGCTTAAATATGGAACTCCATTTACGTTTGTAGTTACATTAAAGTGTCCCATAATTACTTACTATTAAAATGAAATGTTATTACCCCAACCATTCCAGCCACCGTAGAAGTTTCCCATATAAGGAGTTGTATTAACTGCGGTAAGCTGTGGCCACTGTACAGGAACTGTATTAGGCTGTGCTGCTTTAATAGCGGCAAGCTCAGTGTTTACAATATTGAATTTTTCATTGATGAATGCGCTTTGAGCGGCATTGTTTGCATTAGAACGTAACAGAGCATTGTCGGCTGTAAGACTATTGATCTTATCCTGCAGTTCACGTTTCTCGAGATCGCAGAACTTATCATTGATCATTACACTCTGATTCTGTATTGCATCTACTATATCGCGAGTATTGCGCTCAGCCTGTGTTGTCAGAGTATTAGTTTGCTGACATACAGAGAGCTGATCAGCGGCCTGATTTGCGGCCATCTGAGACTGTAACGTGTTAGTCTGGTTTGCGATAGCAAGTCTGTTCTCGCAGCAGCACTGACAAATCTGACTAGCGATAGATGCATTACCACTCTGTATAGCGTTCTAGATTTGCAATCCACTCATGCCCACCTGAGTACCTACAGAAGTAATAGCATTGTTCAACGTAAAGATGCCATTCTGAACTGTGTTCACTTCTGTGTTCAGAAGTCCAGCCAGATCGCGAATAGCGTTACCGTTACCTTGGATAGCATTCATAAGGAGCTCACGACCTGAGTCGTTTGCAATCTGGTTAGAGAGGAATCCGTTGTTACCGTTTCCGCCCCAATTTCCATTACCTCCCCAGCCCCATATCAGCCAAAGGAATAAAATCCATATCCAATTATTACCACCAAAACCGCCATTGTTATTTAATGCCATCAGCAGATTTGGATCAATACTATTATTCCCCATCTCAGGGAACATCATAATCTTAGAACTCTCCATGTGTTTAGATTTTTAAATTGTTAATAATGTTAATGTTTTAGTAATCCAGTTATACAGTTGGACTGTTTGCTGTTAGGGGAGGAATCGAACCTCCCTACATCCAATCTAACACCGCTTATTTTATACAGTTAAGCTTCTGTTATTACATATAAGCTTCTATGAGAGCTATCTATCCCTGTTGTAAATCTGCTTCAGTTGCTACTTTTGTTAAATTATTCATAGAGTCTATTTTAGCTGCCCAATTAGACCATACAGAATCATTTTTATATGTATTTACAGCTGAATCAGGAACATAAATTGTTGTAATGGAGGCTAACACAAACAAATCTTCTGGAGCTCCTTTCATATGAGTTCCTCCCTACTAAGTTTGCCAATTTTCATATTCCTATTGAGTATAATCCATAGTATAATGAACGGTTGGAGGAGTTACATTATTTATAACAAGAGCAGTTGCCTAACAGTTAGAAAAGCAAGCACCATAAAAATGTTGTATATCTCTAAAATAAATTAAATCAGCTCCCACATTCGAAAATGCTCCGTAACGATAATAAGTATTGCTTGTATTTGCCCAACTGCTTTTATCTACAAAGGTAGTTAGTTTTGGTAAATATATCTATTTAAAAGTTGTTCTATAATCTCCAATAGCATATCCATTACGATAGCAGAACGAGTCTAACGACGTCACGTTAGCAAAATTCATTATGCTAGATATAATACCTCTAGTACTTAAACATTCTCTTTCTAAAGTAGTTAAATACTAAGTAGGAGATATTGTTGTTAAATTACTACAATCAGCAAAACAACCTATACCTAATTTAAGACAAGACTAAGGTAAAACAACTTTTGTTAAATTTTTACAACCAACAAAACATGCTGAATTATAACCAGGAATTTCTGTAATGTGACCTAAATCTTCTATTTCAGTAATTCCACTACTTTGAAAAGAAAATTGTCCCAAACTAATTAAATTGGGCATATTTAACTTAATAGAAAGATTGTAACAATTTCCAAAACTAGCATAACCTTTAACTCTAGTCACGTTAGTTAAATCTATACTACTAAGCTTTCTCGCATCGTAAAAACATTTACCGTCTATTTCTATATTTCCGAATAATCTTAGTTCATCAAACGTTTGAATCGTTCGATTATTTTCAAACAAGCTAACAGGTAAAGTTGTTAAATTTTGTGCATCTGTTCTACTCATTCCAACTCCATCCGAACTAACATTATTTACTAATACTCTTTCAACTTCTGGATCGGCAAATTTAATATAAAAATTATTATCTCTTACTGTTATTGTAAGATTTGGAAATTTTTCTCTTAAATACGACACAGAGGTTTCGTATGCAGCATTAGTATATATAGATCCAGTTAATGACATTTCAAGAGAGTTGTTCTCATCTTCTACTGTACTATTTATAGCTAAATTGTATAATTTTTCTATTAGAGCACTTGTTACTGTCTCAGAAGACTACGCACTTTGTTGTATATTTAAACTTGTCATGAATATAGTGTATTAAATATGTTAAACCCACAAAGTTGTGCTGGGGCAGTTAAATCTCCTACGTTTACATTTACAAGATTTACTTTATCCAAATTAGCACTACTCTATACAGACACACTGGTTAAGTACTTAGGATTTCGTATATCAACTTCTCCTGGAGTACCAAGCTACAAACTTGTAATAGGACTACTTGTTACTAATTTTATACCCGCTTGAGTATTTCTAAGATCTAAACTTGTTACATTAGGACAATTAGTAAGATCTAACGTGTTTACCAAAGGCGTTCCATTTAAATTCAGCGTTGTTAAATATGGAAGAGCTACTGTCTGTATTCTGCCTGAAGATATAGGTCCTAAAGATGTTGCATCGAGATGTGAACATTGATAGAAATTCAACGACGTTACATTTGTAATGTACTACAACAACCTATCTCCGCCTACAGTAACTATAGATCCTATAGCATCATGTTCTGCAGAAAAATCAAGTTCTCCACATAAACTCAATAAGTCAGATTTATAATACTGGGTTATAGAATTTCCATATAACGTAGTATGTAAAACATTAAGTACGTTTTGTACAGATCCCGATACACTTTGGGTATGCATTACAGTAGTATCGTTATAAACAAGTATGTTTATATTTTTTGTAAACTATCTACCTCCAACAACTACGTTTACTTTTAATGTATACAAACGTGGAGAATTCGGCGCAGTAGACACTCCTAATACAATACCTTTTCTAGTAGCTGTTTTTACGTAGTAAATATAATCATCACCTATGCGTTGATCTATTACATCTTGTCCACCAGTTAACTATGTATGAGCAGTATATGTGGTAATAATATCCGTAAGCTAATATCTAACGACAGATATGCCAACATTAGAAGGAGTTGCACCATCTACCAACGTAGGATAGAATTCTATCTACTAACCAGCCTCCTATAACACATAACCTTCTCTCAACGTGTTATTATTATTTTCATCATATACAGCGTTTCTAAATATTTCAGATGTAGCTGCCATATCAGCACATACATAGAAAGGTCTACATTGACTTCCAGATTTAACTAACGTATTTATTTGTATACCTTCTGGTAATATAGAACCAATTATCTTTATAGTCATTGTGTAGTTCAAATTCAATCTTGTAGCTGTGATAGTTACATAATAATCGCCATATGTACCATTCGGCTCTGTTACAAGATAAGGTATACCATCATCACCCATAGTAAGTCTTGCAGAGTTTACTTGGGACACTCCGTTACTTTCTACGTTTTGTCCAACCGCTATAGACCAATCATAATCAACTTGTGAATCTTCTGACAATAAGAATTTAGTAGCAAGAATCTGTGCTGTCTCACCTTCATTTAAGCAAATTTCATTGTTTATAACAGTTGTACCAAAGCTAGTAAGTCTTACATAATTTAAGTTCTGGTCTACTACAAGAGAACTATTCTTAGCATTTTTAGAAAATGCAGAAGGCCCAAACCATTGTATTATACTAGCAACTTGTACAGATGTAAGTTGTTGTTGATCAGACAACATCACATAGCCTTTAATCTTTCCACCGCTGTTATTACCTTCATTGAAATGAGCAATTCTGGCAAGATCGTTATATGTTATTCTGAGTGTTTGATCAGGAGTACCCCAACTTATATTTTCGGCTTCAAATACTTTACTATATAAAGCGTCATACAAATCTTGTTCTGTATGTCCAGCAGGTAAACTATTATCAATAGAATCTATCCAATCAAGTAATAATTGACCAGCACATTCGTTTCTAGCTGTACTTCCTATGAACTACATAGTAGTCATTTGACTAGGAACAGTAGACTTAGTAAATGTTGCTAAGCTAGGCATCAATACTGGAAGATTGTCGTCATCTAATACAATCTCATCATTTTCATCTCTTACATATTGTATAGAACCTGACTTGGTTGTATTCCAGAACTCTATACTATTCCAAGAGCTATTCTACATAGAGAGTGTATTAAATGTTACAACTTCATCTGGATCGTTGTCATATGTAGTAGTTGTTACTCCTGGCAACTTAATTACATTAAATTTATTACCTGATGTAGAACTACTAAACTATGTTATACCGCTACCTATCGCATAGATATCAGTTACGTTCTTTCTGTTTCTAGTTGTAAGTAACTCTTGTGTATTCTTTATAGTACTCTAACCTGTTATATCCAATATCTGAAGATTAGCAAACGCATCGTTTCCAGTAGTAGAATCATAACCAGTAAGACGGAATTGTGTTCCAGATACTTTACCGCTATATGTATTTGAATCTACAACTGTATAAGGAATACCAACATTGAGTTTCTTAATAGGAGCTCCCAACACGTTATCATAACAGAGTGACAAGTCAGCAGCTTTAAACTTCTCAGCAAAACAACTCAAATCGATTTCCTCAACAAAAGTACCACCGTAGATATAAGAAGGGTCTTTTGCAGAGAATGCTGCAGTAGATACATCAAACACAGCAGGACTTTGTCTAGTAGCTGATAAGAAGCCTAAGCTTGTCTTACCTTCTGATTGAGCAACCTTAAAGAATGTATCAGATGTAGGTTTGATCGTTATTATGTCTGTTCCAGTAGGATTGATCGCCTTATCTGCGAATATACGTATTCTATGTTCATCGAACGAACCGCATGACCATTTTGCATCATAATAATTCATTGAGGTACTAATCCACCAGTGTCTATGTGAAGTACGAGAACCCTGCAACCAAGCTAACCAGTCTGCACCACCGCTTTCAACATATTTGAAATAGCCAGATTGATTGTACATTGCTTCAGACCAAGCATTAGAATACTACCCATCAAACATGTTAATGATGTTATCATAATTCAGTCCTGCTTGATACAAAGCTTTAGCTACGTTTGGAACTACAGTTTCGGACCAATATGTCCAAGCTTCAAGGCAGTCCCAAAGTACATTAGATGTAGTAGCACTCTTACCAGAGAAAGCATATGTTGTTGTACCAGGCTCCATTGAAGTTCTAGTCATGGGTGGATTCAATATAAGAGCACCTTGGTTAGTATTACCAAGAGCAATATCCATATCCCATGGTTCATAATGCCAGTGTTGACCGTCGTATGTCTTCATCTGAGCATTACGCTCAACAGAGTCTACAAGTCCGAATCTCAAGAAGAATATATAATAAGCAGCAAGCTTATACATATCCAAGTGATTATGAGCAGTTGCTTCAAAAGCTGCTTGTGTAGAATTGTATGTATTAGCGGCCCACCATTGTGTTGCTACATTATAGTTATTCTTACAATCTGTTATCCACTTTAAGAAGTTTATAAATGGAGTAACTTTTTGTACAAACTTCGAACTCTGACTAAACTTAGTAAGTCCATTCTTGGCATCATCTTTTGCTACATCATCGTCGTCAGGATATATAAGTTCAAAATAATCCTCCCAATAATATTGAGTGGGATTACCTTTCTCATCATATTTAATGTCTGTACACAAGTGAGTATTTCCTTGAGTATCTGTTACATTAAAGTCCATGTAACTAGATAATCTTGTATTAGGAAGAACGACTTCTATACGAAGTACATCTTTATTATCCCAGACACAATGATCTGACGTATCTTGTTTACCGTTAGGACCGTTTTTGGTATTTTCGGTTCTTAATACAAATGGGTCATTGTCATTACCAAAATGATATATACTACGCTCACCATATATATAATCAGACTTTTTATCATCCATGAATACATATTGACCTAAGAAGTGGTATCCGTCATCAGGGCCATTCTTATAGAATACAGCACAAGGGAATGAATCTGGAGCATTACGTATAATATAAGGGAATTTCTTATTGGTTATCTGCGTCCAAGTCTTTCCTTCAGCTGCACCTACACCAGTACCCTCAACCCATGTTCCATCTTCGTGAAGATCCTCGTCATTGTGTATAAGTTTTTCTCCAGAGACAAATAGCTGAGGAGCTGTTCTAAGTATATGACGTCCTTCAGAGTCAACAGCATTGTACCATGTATCCTGGATAAGTCTCAACAACGCTCCATTGTGTGTACCAGAAGAGTCTGCGTAGTTTGCTTGAAGAACAAATTTATTTGCTGGTATAGAACCAGTCTTCATCATATATCTGTTCTTATTAAGACCTTCAGCACGTTGTGCATCTGACAATATAATTGATGTTGTGACGTTATCTTCATCCTTACCTTTGTTAGTCCAAATCTTCAACGAGGTGATAGGATAGTTAAGAGTAGACTGACCATGTTTTCTGATCATTCCGTTTATAACTTCGAACGTCTTTGATGCATCTGTTATACATTCTCTTTTGAAGTTAACAGTTGTAGTAGAATCATCTTTGTTACTAGATTGCGTAAGTAATGCTGTAAGATTACCTTCTATTACTACAGTATCGATCTTGTTCTTTACCTTAGTATAGTCTATAACACTACTTGTGAAGATATCATTCCTGTTTATTACAGTACCTTTATCGTCACTATCGTACATATAGTTACTCAAAGCTTCTTCATAACTAAGAGCCTTGTTATAACATCTAATACTATACACACGTACACCACTTTCGCTATCTCCTATCTTTATTCTACCGTCACTAGATAAATACGATGCTGCAGTACCATATTGAGCAGCACGCTCTAATATACCATTGTTTACGATATATACTAAGTTAGAATCGTGCGATCCTGAAGAAACAGGATTAAATATAAAAGCAAGTTTGATTCTTTCGTTTGCTTTATAGTTAGTGTGTACTATTTTACTAGTACCACTATATACAGAAGCTTCGTTTGTAGTAATACGAATGTGTCCCTTTTCGGTGTCTCCTATCAATATTACAGTATCGCCATCATTGGCTACCTTCTCTGGCATAAAGTCAATCTCAATTGTTTTACCAGAACCAGCTAAATTATATGAACCAGGTAAAGGACAATAATCTATTGTTATATATTGATCTGTTCCAGATGTAATAAAACTATCATTATTCCAACCAGAATTGTCATCGAACATAATGTTCGTGAATGTGGTAGTTACATTATTGTCAGTATCTGTCCAAGAATCTCTATCTGGAGATGAGTTTGTTTTACCGTATGAAGATAATTTTAAATTATAACCTGTGGTTTCACTAATAGATAAACTACTTTTAGACACAGACAATGGAAATACATCGGCTTCTTGATTATCGATAAGCGCAGCCAAATATGTGTTTGGGGTTTGTTCTGTATCAAAATCAGGTATAAATTTAAATGTCTCTCCTTTATTATGATTTTGTCCTTCTACTATTCTTATAGGTGTATACGTTACTACATCGTTGTTTGATATTACTTTGATAGCCCATTGTATGTCTACAGTTTGACCCGTAGTATCTCTATCTGTATAATATGCCCAATCTAAATATATCGGTTCATACTATTGTCCAGATATTATAACTCTGTTTGTAATATTGTCTATATTTACCTTATTGTAAGGTAATTCGTATCCAGTAGTTACAAACTTGTTTACTATACCTATAGTATTTGATGCTACAATGAAATCATAAAACAACACATTACTATAATGATGTTCACCACTATCTGCATTATACAGACTAGCGGTAATCATAAGTGTATGTTTTATATGATCATTAGAAGATGAGTTTGCAGCATAATTATTATCTATATAGAATACTTTCGTAGGATTTGTTTCCTAACTATTTAAAGTCCATGTTCCAGCATGTATACCTGGAGAACTAGACGTTCTATCTATATAAATATCTACTTGTAATGTAAGACTAGTATCGCTTCTACGTACGCTTACAGGAACTATTAATTGCTTTGAAGGATCCCAGTGAGCAGAATAATCAAATGTACTACTTATAGTAAAGTTCATCAAATATACTGGGAAAGTAACCGAGTTCTGTGCACTAGAGTTTCTAGCTTTCATAGTTACTTGTACAGTATTCTGTCCTACAGTAAGGTAAGAATATATATTCTTTGTTACCTTCTTTGATGAATTTAAGAAAGTAGAATCTTTTTCTTCAACGGAAGTATGCTCAACTCCGTACGAATCTGTCACTTTATATGTTACTGTAAATGAGTCACTCTCGTATACAGTACCACCTCCAGATTCTTTTGATAAGTATACGTTGAATTGTAATCTAGTAGCATTAGATGAAGTATCTCCATTAACCACATATTTTGGGTCTGGATCCAATCCTCTATACGTCATCGTAACGTCACTAGGTCTAACGAAACTGAAGAGCTCGAGCTTCGTTGATCCATCTGGATCATAGTCCGAGCTCCCTTCAGTATTCATTCTTATCCATTTGTCACGAGTAGCTTCTCCGCTAAACAGTCTATATAATCCTGCTTTGACGTCTTCGTAGTATACAAAGGGCTTCTTAAGTTTGGTTTGCAATAACTCGCGTATCGACCCTCCCGACACTGGTAAACCTCCAGTAGAAGAAACTCTTATCTTCTCTTCTTGTTCCTGGGATGAAGTATCTTCACCAGTGACCCAGTCTACAAATTCATCTATATAATTATTAAACGTTTCCATTATTGTTTATTTAATCAGTCCAAACTTCAGTGTCAACCCACGGATATTCATCTATCCAATATCCATTAGAGAAACAACACAGTATGATACCAAGTTCTACTGGCTTTATCCATACTATATATTTCCCATTATATACTCTATCTATTTCCTGTAGCCCACGATAAATACCAGTTATTCTGTGATTATTTATGTGTACCATAGATTAGACATTAAGATTGAGATTGTGACCAACCCAGCGACGGGTTTTGTGATTTGATATAATTAACAGCTGTGATAATATCGTTCCAAGTACATGATTTAGTCTGATCGAGAATATCTTTAAAATCATCACTTTGTGTAGGATAATCAATTTTCTTCACTCCAGATGACGGGTCGTTTGGTACTTTATAAGTAGTTTCAAGAGCACCTCTCGTTACTGCATATACAACGCCGGCTTGATTAAATCTATATTCGTCTGTGAAGATAGATGTTTTTTCTGTGTTAAATGTACCAAACTCTTTACCATCTCCACCATTGTGTTCAAACTTAATCTTATTCTCGTGACCACTTCCGTCATTACCTTTAGGTTGTAAAGCAATTCCACCATTCTCTTCACAACGAAGATCGATAGCTTGTGCACGCACTTTAAGATATCCTTTTCCGTTACCGGTAGTAACGTTTATGTTCATTACATTAGGATCATCATAAAGAGCTACATTTGTATCAAGACCAGTATCCTCATCCTTTGCTTTTGTAGAATCCTTTCCTTCAGTAGAAAGCGTGATGTTTGATGCTTTTATTTGTAATTTCACAGGATTATCTTCTCCATCAATTACCTTTAAAGACACTTCATCTCTATTACCAAAACGTCTGTGATGAGAACAAAGTTCAATGTCGTCGCCAGGTTTCATAGAGATGTTTCCACCTTTTGTACTTTTTGCTTTACCTGTACTCTCTCTTGGTTCAATGTTTACATTGTTTCCTGATACAAGAGTTGTGTTTACACCCTTAGATTTCTTAGTAAGTTCAATTACTTTAGGAGAACCAACTTCTTGTACTCCAGAAGTAATACTTACTCCTACAGTAGGATCACCTCCACTTTGTGTTTCATCTGTTGCAGAAACTACTCCATTTCCAGCACTTCCGCCTGCATTAATAGCGTCTACTGCAGTATTTATATAACCAGTAAGATTATTCCATTCAGATGCGCTGAGGGTATCCCCATTAGATTTTTGAGTAAATGTTTGTTTTGTCATATTATATTAATGTTATTGGGAACGTCCCTCCGAACGCCCATGATTCTAATTCGTCGTCTCCTTCGTATGTAAAATAATAAACGTCTTCTTTAACATAGTTCATGTTTACAAGAGCTTGGTATTGTCGTTTCGTTAAGAATACTGTATTTACAACACCACGAGATATTATACCAACATCATCTGGGTCTATAGTAGGATTATTTGGCCCATCTACACCATTGTCTTCTGTGTATACTTGTACTTTCTTTACATAGGTATCTTCAGAACGTGCAGTTTCTTGTTGTAATTCCTGTATAGTAGCTAGTTCTGATATATCATCTGGTACAAGATAATCACCTTTTGGTTGATATATATCTTCAAGACAACCTATTGTTTGGTCTAATTGATCCGCAGTAATATAAGAATCGTTACTTGCAAATAATAAAGACGCTTCTTCTCTAGATATATATCCAGATAAATCTACTGTAGGCGCTACATTTCCAATATTTATCCACTAATTAGTATTAGAATCCCATTTATATTGTGTATACAATTCTTCAACAGATTCTGACCCATTGTAAATAACTGGAAATTTATCACCAAACTACCAAGAAGCTCCTTGTACATCTTTTAAAAGATATATTTTATTTTCATCCCTATCGTCCGGAAGTTCGTTTACTATTACAAATACACTAGTATCGATATCTGTACTTATAGTATTATTTACTATTTTAATACCTTTTCCTGCAGTAAGGCGGTCTTGTTTATTATAAAGGTAACTCTATAAATTATCGTTTGTTATATAATTTATGAGCTGTATCTTATCTACTTTTGTTGCAAGCTGTACAAGTGTTGCGTAATTTTCCAACTATTGCTTAGTAGCTTTTGTCTATAATGCTTCTGTAACAGCACGATTCTCAATAGGATTTGAAGATACAAAGCTAAGTTCATGATCTACTGTTATTGTAGGAACTTGTATTATAGTACTGCCACTACCACCGCTGCCTCCATGATTATTACCTCCAGTATTTGAATCATCTTCTACCGTACCATTATCGGTTATTGTATATACTTGTGATTTTTTGACAAAAGTATCATTCACATAAGCTTCTATCCAGTCCTTATACTATTGTAAACTATTTGTAACATAATCTACCTTAGTTGCAACGTAATCTACTCTAGCGTAATTCTATAAATTAAGACTTAGATCGCGTACAGTTGTTGCTAAAGCATATGGTAAAAGATCTTTTTCTGTAAGATAAGAACCTTTACTTTGATATAAGAGGTCTGCATCTTTCGTTTTAAGGTACCCATCTAGACTTACATTAGGAGACATGCCACCTATTAGAATCCATTGTCCATCTTTTATCTTATATTGTTTGTATACAGGTTTACCATCCACTGTAGTTTCTAAAATATAAATCTTGTTAGGATTCATATTATAAGTACTTCCCAATTCTGTAATAAACTCATACACATTGGTGTCTAATGTAGAACTAATGATAGTACCGTCTATTGATATACCAGCACCAGCCTGTAATTTATCTTGCTTAGACCGTATGTTAGAATCAATATAATCTTTGGTGGCATAGATGGCTCTGTTTATATTTCCAACTTCGTCTATTATGGATATAGCGCCATCTTTCTAACCTATTTTAAATATGACGGTGCCGTCACCTCTTTTTAAAGTAACATTTCCATCAACATCAGTATCGGTAGTATAAGGACCATCACAAACGTACTCTTTTCCGCGCGCCCATATGCAATTTTTGTCTTGAATAAAAACGATAGAGTCATCTAGAATTCTACCGTCTCGTAATGCGGTTTGAAACGAACTATATTTTTTATAGTTCAAAAACCTGAATTTAATTTTATCCATTTAGAGCACTCTTTTTAGATTTGTATATATACGGTTCAAGGGGACCCATTTAGGACCCCCTTTCCGTTTGTGTCTTTGCCATCCTTATGTACGCCGACACTCAAGCCTTTATAACGTTATTATTGTGCTTGCTCAGGGATGTTTTCTTCCCCGCCGCTGACCGTGTCAGTCTGTTCAGAGTTTGTAGGCTCGCCTTTTGTTTCCGGAAGACTCTGATCAGCCTCAGTTGCGCTTTTCTCTGTCATATCAATAAACTCGATAAACTCAACGTCCTCGGTTTTGATAATATTTAAATTAGCAATAACATCGCCAACGTTATATACAGCAGGAATTACGTCTGTAGTAGTTACATATTTTACAACTACTTCATCGTCTATTACACCAGTAAGTAAAGGACTAGAACACATTCTGATAGTCTTCTTATCAATTCCAGTAGGAGTGGTGATCATACCAACATATCCCTCAGGAATCTCAACTCCAATACCTGTTTTGTATACAAGGACGATTTGACCACGTTCGTTAACATCTGTTGCAATGTCTTTAGCAACGAGATTGTATCCTGTGCCGTTGTTTACGACACGTACCGGCTGTACGGCATCTTCTAAGATTTTCTTAAATTTAATAGTCATCTGCTTATATATCTTTATTTAGTTGTGTTTACTGTTGTCTCAGTTATGGTCGCCCCACCATCGAGTCGAACCCGGACCTGGAGGGTTAGAGCCTCCCGTGCTACCGCTACACCATGGAGCAGTGCCTATGGGAGGTAACGCTCCTCCCTAAAGTCTAAACATAGGCTACCAACTAAACATTTTATTATTATTGGAAAGTTTTACGAGGGTTCAGGTGGCCACCCGAATCTCAGCCTCCCTCGTATGGCTGTTATCACTTCTTCTTTGTAAAAGGCTTCTTCATCCAGTTCCAAACCTTCTTATACCAAGGAGTCTTGGGCTTCAGTATAGACTGAATAGCTTTAATAGCCTTCTTAACCTTCTTCTTATCAGTAATATGAACAGTCTGATATTCTGCTGCAAACTGCTCACAGAATGAATCGATAGTATCGAGTGCAAGATGTGCTCCGTATGCTATTACCTGATTAATCTCTGCATCTGTCAGAGGTACACCAGCCTTAGCCTTTGCACGAGTAAACTCGAAACGAACATCCTCACATGTCTCAGCTTGTGTGAGATCTACTATAATAGTAGGCTTATTTATTTTCTTTGCTTTCATAATTTTATACTTTATTCTGATTAACAACATTTACAACAACAATCACAACATTCACCCGGCTGAAGATCACTTTCGCTCTTCTTCTTAGCCCACTCTTCTTTCACCTGTTGCTCATAAGCTTCGTAAGCTTCAAGATTTTCCTTCCACTGTTCACTACTTACAACAATTACTCGATTTGGGAACTTCTCTTCGTAGAATGTTATTACGATATCGCCAGCCTTGGCTTCAAGTTCTGACTTATCCTCACCACGGTTAAACACTATTTTAGTGTCTTCTTTGATGAAGTATACGTCGTCTATTGAACTACGAGAACGATCAAATGGCAGCGGATTGTTATTTTCATCCAGCATTATTCTGCCGGTTCTAGAAATGTAAAGTGTATTCATTTTGTATATTGTCTTGTTTTATCTTCTTTAAATCGTCTCTTTAGCTTAAACTTAAACGCTTCATTAAACAGTATATCTGAAGTATCATCAGATTTCATAATATCTACTGTTTGTTGAAATACATGTTTGCATACTGCGTTTACGATTTCTCTATCAACGTTCAAGTTTTTCGAGACTTGTTTTATAACATCATCAAGAGTAATCATCGCTCGACTGCAACAATGTCGTATAATCGAATAAGTTTGCTATCTTTTACGAGATCGAAGAATGCGCCTGTAGTATCTCTGAACAGAACAACGTCACCAATTTTAATGATTTCGTTCTCCTTCATTTCGTCAGCAGGATACCATACTGGCTGCTTCAAAACAATACCTCTGCGATAATCAGAATCAACTTCCTTAACCTCCGTCTTTACCTCGTCATAGTCCTGTGCTTCAATGTCGTTATCATCCTTAACAGCAGTTTCTGTCTTAGCGACGGGAGTATTGAATTCTTTCTTAACTTTGACCGGATCCAGGGGCTTAACCAAGAAGAAGTCTCTAAACTCGTATTTTATCTTGTTAGCTATATCTTCAGCAAGTACCGATTGGTCAATCAATTTCTCTTCATCCATTACTTTCTAAGTGTTTTAAGATGGTTTAATACGCTCAATAAGTTAGTAAGAACGGTGTTCTTTTCAACTTTCACACACTGTGGCTCACCTGCAAGATCTGAGTCAAGGTTTACGAGCTCTGTTTGATATCTGTTAATCAAGTTGTCTATCTCGTCAAACACATTCACAAAATCTTTCTTAGTAGAACCAACTTCTTCAAGATATCCGTCTTTAATAAGTTGTTCTGCGTACTCAGGCGAAATACGGTATTCTGATGTGAATGATGAATTTACAGAATTATCGTCATCGTTCTTATGAAACTCTTCGTTGTGACAAGAGATATAATACTTGCCATCCTCTGAGAGAACGAATGTATCACCAACCTCCATTACAAAGAATGAATCTATTACACGTAATGTTTTTGCCATTTTATGAAATTTAATTTAAATACGCCGGCATAACGCAGTTTTATGTTGAATTGGTTGCAAATTGATAATATTTTTTGTAAAAATGCAGCCTTTTTGCCCAAAATTACGTTATATGGGCGTAATCTAAGGGAAAGAAGGGGGGATTATAGGGGGGTTAATAGGGTTAACTCTAGTTAAATATATATACTGGCCCTTTCTATTCTTTGCTACTTTCTTTCTTTCCCCAGTAAAATGTAGTTATGAAGAAACAAAAGAAAGCTATAATCGATACTTATGAGACGCTATATGACATAGACATCGTAGTAGCAAACAGACAGGTAAGTCTAGAAAAACTACAAAAGTTATATACTTACCCAGATGGAGTGGCGCTTGATGATTTTATTGTAGATGCTCTAGCTACTACTGCTGTAGTAAAACGTATATCTGATAATAAGACTTGCATATTGATTAAGGATAATAAAGATTCTGATGTAAAGTCAATAGATAAGAAACTTGATCATATAAACACTATAGCTCACGAATCATTACACGCAGTACTAGATATCTATGATATAATACAACAGAAAATATGTACATGTACTCCAGAACCTATGTGTTATCTTATAGGATACATAGCAGAGTGTGTATATAAAACGTTAACAAAGAAATAATATGACACATGTAGAATTAAACGCAATATTATACTATGCTGATTTCTTAAGTTTGAAGTAGGAAAGCAAGCCTGTGACTGATAATTGTAAATATTTCTTTGTTCACGGAGCCCCTATAAACAGTGCTTTTATAGTAGATATGGAACCTGAGTATGATGAAAATAACCCGTATCTAATCTAGGCATATTAGGAGTATAGATAGCTTGAAGAGAAGTTTGACGAAGAAGGCGCTTTAAGCTTTATAGACGATATATGTAGTTTAAAGGCATGTGGAGCTGTAAATGCTGAGCAAATGCTTAAATGTATTCATTACTACAGTACAAAACAAGAACGAAGAGACGCTTTCAATACTTATAGAAAGTGGAAAAAAGATCAATTTTACACACACTTAACATTTGATGAAAATGGAAACCCCCAACAAACACAATGCACAAGATATGTCAAACACGCTGAAACGCGCCTTAAACGACAACAATTACTTAAGAGCTATGGAGAAGATAGTGACAGCGTATAAAAATGCTATTAAGAATGGATTATACTAATACTGCCATTGAAAAGTACGAAATTGAACCGTACGACGACTGCGATAGACGTAAAAACAACGATAGTGATTATAATATCGACTAAAATATGAGTAAATTCAGTAATTTATACGATATTGATGGCAATATCATCAATAAATCGCCCCAACACAGATATACGCTTGAAGAAACCGAGCAGTTGGTCGACGATTTAAGTAAAAAAGTACAAGAAAATCCTGATAATGAAGTATACAAAGTATACTTAGCTAACGCTCAAAAATGGCTTTATAAGCTTTACAACGAAATGGATCGTGAAGAGCTCATGAAACGTATGAATTTCGTCACAGATAGCGTACAAAACGCTAAAAATGAGGTAAATGAAGCTGAACAGAAGGAAATTGACGAGATAAATAAGGCTGTTGAAGAGCTTAAAAAAGAGTATGACAGACTTGAAGGAGAAGGAACCGTATTGGATAACGAAGTGGAACAACCTGTGGCAGTCGATACACCAGTTGTCATGGACGAATATGTAGAACCAGTAGAAGAAATAACAAAATCATGAGAGATATTAGACGAATATTTGTGCATTGCACAGCAGGAAACCAAAAACAAACATTAAAAGACCTGTTAAACGAGTTTAAAGCTAAGGGTTGGAGTGCCCCAGGATACCACTACGTAGTATTCCCAGATGGTAAAGTAGAACAACTCTTAAGAGAAGATAAAGTAAGTAATGGAGTACAAGGATATAACAGTACCTCAATCAACGTAGCCTATGTTGGAGGGATTGATAACCAAGGACGAGCTACAGACAACCGCACGGAAGAGCAAAAAACATCACTTTTGGACCTTCTGACACAGTTAAAGCGTAAATACCCCAACGCCCACATTATGGGACATAGGGATATTTGGGGTAAAAAGCCAACACAATGGAGAAAACAATGCCCATGTTTTGATGCTGAGAAGGAATACGCACACTTAGATGACATTAAAATAGAGAAGTATGATGATTCTTCTAGTGAACCAGTAAAGATGGTAATGCCTTTATTTGCTCAGGAACAGCCTAAGAAGGAGAATATTTGGGATAAAATTAAAAATTTAGTACCGTGGCACAAGAAATAATGTTTTACGTAGCGGTATTTACAACAACTATAGCTGTAGCGTTAGGTATTTCTTCAATTATAGATTTCATTAGAGACTATTATGGAACCAGAAGAGATTAAATATTTTACTCTAGCTAGTATAATATCTGCAGAGAATGATCGTTATACTGAAGATCAGAAACAAGAAGTAATCTACAGATATGAGCTAGAAAAAGAGCAAGAGAACCCAGATTGGGAGTTCATATTAGAGCCTATAGGGGCTGATAATCGGTTATTAGAATTATTTATATGAGCGCATTGAATACACAAATAGGAGGATCTCACTATAAAGATCTCCCAATACAACCAGTAGAGTTTATAGAGAGAAATAACTTAGGATTTTGTGCAGGAAATGTAATCAAATACGTCTGTAGATATAAGAATAAGAATGGTATTGAGGACCTAAAAAAGGCTAAACATTACCTAGAATTATTAATAGAAATAGAAGAGAATGAATACAGTAATAGCTCTAGTAGCAATGATGGCATGTCTAGTAGTATTAACTAAGCCATGGGGATATACACAGAGTTAGAAGAAAAAGCACTAAGACGCTTTAAAGAAGCAGAGGATGCTTATAGAGAATATATACACAAACCTATATTCACAGGTAACGGTATATGGGATTAGATAAAACCTGCAGA